TGGGGTTTCCCCGCCATCTCCTGGCGCTTCTTCTTGCTCCAGCTCGGAGGCATCGGGAGGATAAACGTAATGTGTGCGCCTGCTTCCGGCAGTTCGACGCCCAGCAGCCGAACGAGATCGCAGAACGCGCGGTATCGGAGAACCTCCGGCCGTTTTTTCCACTTATCCGCCCTGGTCATCCTGGGCTTGCCCATCGGGATGATGTTGTAGGTTTTCACGCTCACCTCCAGATCGGCTGCTGGAAGGTCTTATCCTGCCGCGGGGCTTTATTAGCCTCCTTCATGCCGTCACCTGTACGTCCGCGGGCAAAAAGAAATCGCTGATTCCGGAAGGAACCAGATTAAGTTTTTGTTTGGTAGGTTTTTGCGCCATGGTTTCTCTCCAGTGGCGCAGCAGGTATAGGTTGTTCAGGCCTATGACGGGAGTTTAACAGAATTAAGCGAAACGCGGTAACCTGCCCGCTCCAGCATCTGCGTAAAGAGAGTTGGCGACCCTACAATCTCATCATCCAGAAGCGGTGTAAACGACACCTCATCACCTCGCCTGTACATCAGCGCGCGATCAAATTCAGGAAATGAGTGCAGCCGTGCAACGATAACCCCATCGTGACATCTGATGACCGCATAGCCCTTTTTTGGTAATTCTTCTGTTTCTTTCACCGCACCCCTCCACCCGGGAAACTAATTGCATGCTGTATTTTAATAAAACCAGTCGTCTGCGCTTTCCCAGGTCTGCTGAAGGATTTCTTCAACCGTCTTTTTAACCTCTTTCTCACCGCCGTAAACACTTAACCCATCCGAGCCTGCGCGACGTATCACCAGACTACAATCATCGAACTGGTTCTGGAGTCGTTTTAAGAGTTCTTTTTCCAGTGCCGGAACCGCGCCCTTAGGAAGTTCTTTAGTACGATCAATGGTTAACTCAACTTTCATAATTGCCTCCGCTGCATCAACTGTATATATATACAGCACACCGATACATAGGCATGATCAACGGTTTAACAGCGCGAAATGTTAACTAGTCACGAGTTAAAGTAAGAAAAAACCCGCCGAAGCGGGTATAAGTTAATCGATATTTGAAAAGGCTTATCAAAGATCACTATCCAGCGTAATATCTTGTTCAATTACTGCTGCTTCAACCTTGTTACCCAGTTGCTGTTTCATTGAGTCGTAAATTGAAGGATCGTCACTCGGGCTTTTGAATGTTAAGACAAATGCGACATCTTGTTCATCTAATTCATGATGACTTGTAAAATTAAATTGGAAAAGATCCCTAGTAAAAATACGCGCATAAAGTCTTACTTTATTATTATCAACAGAGACTCCTTTAAAACTTTTTCCATGGTGTCGAATCGGGCTCCATTTAGCTAATTCACTTCGTGAATCAATTTCTTTTTCGGTAGATTCTTTCATGGTACCAAGAAGATTTTTAGCCTTGCCCCCGTTAGTAATATGTTGTAATGCACATTGTAATCTTGTTGAAAAATAATTATCCCCTGCTAATTCAGCCACTACTGGCTTTAATATAGCGGTTAGAATAATGCTCCCCTTGATTTTACCATCAACAATCATCTCAGGTGGAATTGGAATATCATTCCAATAATACGCACTTCCGGCTTTTAGCTTAGAATTCCATGCCAAGGTAACTGTCCCATCTTCACACATCCATGGCATTGAACTTCCTTTGCGCCAAGGAGATCCCCAACCAAGTGCAAGGTCATGCTCAATACCTTCAGCTTTATTTATTAGCAATGCCTTAACTAAATCAGGGGTCGGCTCTTTTAAATTTTTAAATGTATGAGCAGCAATACTTGATATCAATGGCGCACTAAAACTTGTGCCAGTTTTAACGTCCCCTCCTAGCATTCTCAATTTTGAAAACCAAGAGAGTTCAGGTTTCTTCATTCCACCTGGTGCAGGCCCACGTAAACTTTTTGGACAATGTGAAGACACTTCACCGAAAATAGACGATCTACGACCAGATACTGTCAAGGCTGCTTCACAATCAGCCGGAGGGCATAGTGTATTTGGATTATCAGCATTAACATTACCAATTGAAATCACAGGTAAAATATTAAAATCTCGAGCCAGCAAACTTATTTCATGTCCCAGCCTGCTTATTTCATCAAAATTATCAGATGGAGAAGCCTCATTAAACGATAGATTCCAAACAGAAGAAACACCTTTAGTTTTCTCAGCTACAGCTCTTAAATAATTAATGAACTGTTCTGTTGTTGGTTGTGAATTTATATCTCTTTTACTTATAGCTTGTACGCTTACAAACTTACATTCTAACTGAGGCAAATGTAACTTATTATTCCAAGCTCCCCCTTGGCAGACTAGAGAAGTAACACGGTTACCATGCTTCATATCTGCATCGTAACTATCAATAAGTGGCTTTATATTAATTACATTCAATGGCAAATATGACTTCGATGAACAACCACCATCAACTATCACAACAACAGGAGCGGTTTCTTTATTAATCATTTTTGGTGAAGGTTCTTCTCCTTCGCCAGGAGGCAATGATCTTGTAGTGACTTTCTTGACCGGCTCGATTCTATAAATAGCTCCCGAGCTTATGAGTTGATTGAAATCTTTTTTATTTTTTACAACCGCTGTAAATGTCAAATGCCCATGCGACAAGTATTGCTTTAATTTTCTTTTAAATGAACGAACCCCAGATGTTTTTTTACCCTCTTCAAAAATGTTATCATATATTGATTCCCCAAATGTGATAACATCTTCCTCAACAAGATCTTCTAACTCTTCAGCAACTGAAAATCTTGCATCTGGATCATGAAATGGAAGAAGCCAAATATTAAACTGATTATCCTCCTCTTTAAAATCAAACTCAGATAAACCTTTCCCTCTTAAAACTGCATTCCTATCGAATGCTTTTATACTTTCAAGTCTAGAGACATCAACTTTAACTCTATCGTTACTAGCATTTTTTATTTTTTTGATGATCTCTGGTATTTTATCCTTGCTTGTTTCGACTAAAAACCCATTATAAGCAGGAGAAATTAATCTAGTAAACGGATTTGTTTCAAATAAATCCGTAGGAGTCCATGAAGGTGCTAATGAGTCATCAAACATCTTAATTAGCAGATGGATTTTACCAGCGTGAGCTATAATAGCTTTGTTTTCTCGTATACCATTCAGGCTTTCACTTAAAGCCTCTTTTTGAAAATCTAGTCTAGCCCACTGAATACCGTCAGCATTCTTACCTCCACCATTTATCGCTTTTGGAGTTGGATCCTCCAAATATGATAGTAGAGGGTTTAATACTTTCTTACTGTTATTACCATCTGCCATAGTATTACTCCTTTAAATGGCTTGAAACTGTTTGCCTACTCAAACCTAATAGGCTTGCAATTTCTGTCTGTGTGAAAGATTTTGCATCATACAAAAGATTTATTAACCTTTTTTTCGTATGTAAATCAGGATCTTTAGAGTTAGGCATCACTGAATTATTATATTCACTATCCATAATTGATAATAAAACGGAAGGAATATTTAACGTCGTATTTGATAATATTGACTGCCTTCTGGCAGAAATAGCTATTGTTTCAATATCAGCACCACTAAGCCCTTTTGAAACAATACCCAGAGCTTTTAATTCCTTATCAGAACCTTTATCACTGAACAGAAAATGACTCCATAAAAATTCTCGCAAATCTTGAGAAGGTAAATCGAGACGCATCTTAAATGGGAAACGTCTCCAAATAGCAGGGTCAAGTAGTTCAGCATGGTTAGTTGCTGCTATTACTATTGAACTATCATCAAGTGAATCTAAACCTTGAATCAAAGTATTAACCACTCTCTTAAGTTCCCCTATTTCATGGCGGTCATCTCTGACTTTTGCAACTGCATCAACTTCATCAAGAAATAAAACCCCATTCCTTGAGGGAACAAAATCAAATATCTGTCTTAAATTCTTCGCCGTATCACCCAGAAGAGAAGAAATGACAGAATCTAATCTCACAACATAAAGTGGTCTATTAAGCTGTGATGCTATATGTCCGGCAATCAAAGTCTTACCTGTTCCCGGTGGTCCAGATAACAATAAACCTAGTTTTCCCACTAAACCATTCGCGATGAGCTTGTCTTGGTATTTAACACTGTCAACAAAAGTATTAAACGTTTCCCGTTCACTTTCCTCTAGGAAAAGAGGTGTAACGGGCCACTGATGTTCTTCTACCAACGGCATTCTTGACTTTGGATCAACGGGTAAGCTATCGCTGTAACCTGAACTACGTAACGGCACCCCCTTACGTCGCAAAACAGATTTTATTTTTTTTGCACCATCCATATTATCGGTACTTATAGCTTTGGCAATTCGATTGCTCACACTACGTACTTCAGAATAGTTTGCATCTAAAGACGCTTCTATAAGAGCAACAATATCGTCAACTAACACTTTCATACCTTTTCCGGATAAATTGATGACCTCAATAAGAGCCATCCCTTTCGAACGCATGTAAATCATAGTTCATTTTATGTAAACATAAAACTGAAATATGTTAACCAAGCGTGGCTTTTTGCTGCTCAAAAGCACTTCATGTCTCTACATCTATGATTTCAAAGTCGGCATCAGTTAAGCCCTCCCCGCCTGGCGCAGGCACTCTTTACGCCGTTTGGCGATCCGGGCAACTTCGACAGCACTGCAGGCGATCCCGAACATGTCCGAATACACCGCTGCGGCGCGGCGCCACAGCCCCTTTTCTTCCAGCGCCTTCGCTTTTTGTTCAGCGGCCTGCATCTTCACCGGGTCGCTTTTCTCCTCCATGCACGGAAGGATCACATCCGGAATATTGGCGTGCGGTACCGCCGTATAGGTGTACTGGACGCTGTTACGGGATCGGGTTATTACCCCATCGTCGCTCAGCTCGCGCAGCAGCTTGCCTGCTGTAGCGCCTGACATATCCAGCGCTTCGGAAACGTCGCCGACGGCGCAGTTCGGCTGGTAGCGCACAAAAATCGCCACCTGGTCTTTCTGGGTTAATGATCTGGTCATTGGTCATCACTCGATTTAGTTGGTTAAACCTGCCGCTTTGCGGCGCTTGTACTCTTCCATCAGCAGCTGTGCCGGAGTTGGCCCTGCCGGGTGCTGCGGTGCTGCAAGCTGGCGGCGAATCGGCGGTACCGACAGGCCGTTACTGACGTGCTTGCTCCATTTCGTTAACAACTTTTCTGCCAGTTTTTTAAGTTCCCCCTCTGTCATCTGGCGCTCCACGCCCGTTCTGCGCATCTCAACGCAGATGTGGTACAGCACCGGCTGCGGCCACGGGTATTTGTCGCTGCCTGAATATCGATAGGACTCGTTGCGCCAGCGGCGATACTCACCCATGACACTGTCGGACGTCAGGCCGAAGGCGTTCGCTCCACTTTCCGAAACGAGCGACACGAACTCAGCGAGATCTGGCGGCCAGGTGTTCCCACCTGCACAGCGCTCCATGCACTGCTGGCACACCAGCGAGATTTGCTTTTCAGTCATCGAACCTATCTGGGCTATCCAGAGCGCCGAAGGCTCCGCCCCATTCTTCTGCGTCCACCGGTTCGAGAATATTTCCCCCATGACCTGCCACAGGCGCCATGCCGTTTCCGTTGCCATCAAGTCCATGGCGACGTCTCCACTCTGCGTGGGCTGACTGAATCTGCTGAACAGCCCTGGATGCTGTAGGCTCTCCCCGAACTCCTGCATTGTCCTTACCTCCGGTTTCCGGTTGTTTTTTCGATCTCACCAGCACGATGTGCCGGGCGAATTTCTGTTCCCACTGAACCTGGGTGAAAATCTTCCCCTCTGACTCCCAGTACGACGCGAACTCAGCGAGCTCTGTGACAAAGTAATCAGGGTCAGGCAAAGCTATTCCCCACATTGCCGCGCGCTGGCGAAAATCCCTGCTTGGCGACCAGGCGGCTGTCATCATGAATTTGCCGATTGGTTCATCCAGTCCGTCAACGTATCTCGGAGCAACAGGTTCATCTGGTAAACCAGCAACCTCAGAATTTTCATTCGCGCCCGCGTTAAGAGAGGGGTTTAAGATCTGTTTACTGCTTACTGCTTTCTGGATACCTGATGGCAAAGGGCAAGCCTTATCCTTAGGCAAAGGCATAGCCTTGTCGTATGCCTTACCCATAGACTCAGACACCCCATAACACGCGGCCTGTAGCACCGCCCATGCCTCCCATTTCAGTTCACACTCGGGCAATAATTCGAAGGCCCGCGCCCATGATTTGATCACATTCACTGAAGCTGGCGGGTTATGTGCCGCAGCCTTAGGAAGCCAAAAAACTCTGGCTTTCAGGTCGGCTTTAACCATGCCTAAAGCTAAGCCTTCGCTTAAGGCAGAGTCGAAGGCTTCCAGTTCCCACCCCAGCTCTTCAGCCAGCGCCGCTCGACCGCCTTTGAACAACCCCGGGATAATCCCGGTGAACGGGCTGGTCAGCAGATAAATAAACAGGCTTTGCCCGCTAGGCGGCAAAGGGGACAACGCGCGAAACTTTGGATCATCCCACATGGTGATCTTCACCTTGCGGTAAGGCTCATTTGTAGCCTTACTTTTAGGCATCGCCTTAGGCAAAGGATTAGACATATCTCACCTCGCGGTTAATGGTCGTAGAACTCATTGGTCAAAACTCGATTACGTAAAAAGTGGTGCCAGCGCCTGCAGGTGAGCTATCACCACGCCGGCCAGTTCTCCGGGTAGCAGTGCTGCGTTGGCAAGAAGGTTTTCAAAACCCTCCTTCGCCTGCTTTTTGGTTGGCAGGCCCAGTAACTTAGCCTGGTGATGCTCGCCGCACTCTTTTATCGCGTCGGCCACCAGCTCGATGTCGGTTTTACCCTGACGGAGGCCGTGTTTTCTGGCGATCTCAATCGGCATTGCTACGCTGATCGCATTCGCGAGTTGCATGACATAAGCCGTGTACTTGCTGGAATTGGTTTCGTTTTTCAGGTAGCGGTAAAGGTTTTGTTTGTTCACGGTGATCCCTCGCCCGCCTTCTTTGGACCACTGCTCAGCCACCAGCTGCGTAACAACGTCCTGCGCCTGGCCCGGGATACTTGCCTCCCACTCACGAACGGCAGACAGAATCGTGCGATGGCGCGTTGAGTCCCGGCGCCGATGCTCAATCTGATTTCGGGTTTTCAGCGGTGCGGCGTTCTGCCGGTTAAGATGTTCAAACGTTACTGATTGCATTATTAGGCTTCCTTTTGAGGCAAACCATCAGTGGGGTTCGGGTAGAGATCGGGGCGCAACTCGTGCGGAGTTACTTGCCAGTCCAGAGCCCTGCAGGCGTTAAGAACTTCAGTGCTGGCAACTTGAGTGCGAAACCAGACCGATACTGTCTGCGAGTTCTTACCCAGGCGACGAGCTAGTTCAGACTGACTTCCACACAAAGAAATAATTTTTTGTTGAATGGCTTCGTTCATGGTTCCTCCTAGTTTAGGAATCACATGATTGATAAATAATTTGTCAATGTCAAGAAACTTAATCAGCCACAACTGAAAAGAAACTTTGTATGCTTGCTGATAGGTTTAATTTGGATCCGAATATGAACTTCGAAGAACGACTATTAAGAGCTCTTGAGGAAGCTGGAATATCTCAATCTGAGTTAGGCAGGAGAGTTGGCGTCAATTCTCAAACAGTCAGTAACTGGTGTAATACAGGTAACTTTCCTCGCAAGGAAAAGCTCGCATTATTCCCTCAAGCCCTTGGAAAACCGCTGTATTGGTTCTTCATGACTGACGAAGAAGAGGCTCAGCTTAAGGCCGCTACAGCCAGCAAAACAGTGTTAACTGAAAAGCAGGCTGCTTTACTAGAGGTGTTTGATCAGCTTCCAGAGGTAGAACAAACACGCTTTGTTCAGTCGGCTAGTGATCGCCTCGAAGAGCTCGATAGGTTTATGGCTGAGTTCTTGAGCAAGAGAAAAATAGAACCGACCCCGAACAAAGACTAAGACAGAACAAAAAACGCCGCTTTTAGCGGCGTTTTTTTTGTGCCTCACCAACCTAAAATCCCTTCTAAAACAATCATTGAAATAAAATATGTCACAATCAGTTTGACTGATGACAAATTTATTTGTAGTCTGATTTCACAAATTCAGTCATTCAGGCAGGACGCCCACGTAGTAGCTGCCGGCGGCATATGAAACACCGGATGAGATGACCAGAGAATGTGCTTTGCGGTGAACCAGCTATTTGCTGAGTTTATCGAGTTTTTCAGGCGGAGAAGCGACTGACCACCGCAGCTGGGGCGCCAGCAAAGCACATACAAACAATGCGCAGCAGATAGTACCGTTCCGCTTGCCAGCGTTACAGGCTGATATAGGAGTAAAAATTGTGGATTACATGGACATCAGAAAGAGTGAGCTTTATGCACATTGCAACGGCTCACTCTGGAGAAATGGGTCTGGTTGGAAAGCATATAACCCTATTTCCATTCGTCTTCTGCGAGCTTCTGGTTAAGAAAAACTTCGAATTTTACATAGAGTTTTTCAATCTCTTCAACAGGATCGTGTTGGTCTGAAAGATTTCGACCGGATGAGATTTGAGCAGAACGGTAGGAGTTATATGTATCAACCGCCAGGCGAGTTAAATACAAGACCTTCTCTTCTTTTTCCACAGTTAATCCCCTCATTATAGTATGGGAATTACCACAATAGCACTGAAGTTAGGGCCGCGATACGACAGGCAAAATTAAACAGGAGATAACCATGATCGACTACGCACGTAATCCCGTTAAACAGCAGGCTATTCGCCTCAACATTGTTGAAGTCCTGATCCGCAAGTTCTGCTACTTCATGGCGCAGAAAGGCAATCCAGAGCTCAACGCATGAACTCGCTTTTCGCCTTAATCGTTAACGTCTGCGCCCTCACCGGGGAATGCTCAGACATCATGCTCGGGGTTTATAAGACCGAGGCGGTTTGTGAAGCAGCTGCCGCAGAGCAGCACGTGAAAGGACAGTGTTACCCGTACAAACCGGCTGACGACCAACAGCCAGCGTTACATTTTTAATCGAGTTTCGACCAATGGCTGTTGCCAGCCTGATGCCAGGTGCACATGGCATCGTGATGGTAATCCCGCCATCAATACCAAACAGGAGACGAAGACCTGTTCTGGTTAAATTGGAAAAGTTCTTTTTGCCCGTCACCCGTGGCGGGCTTTTTTCCGGAGGATTTATGTCAGCGAACGAACTGGCATTGCGATATAGCACCGCACCGGCAGAGGAGTTAATCGGCATCCTGCCTGTTCTTGAAGTAAAAGAAGCGCTGCGCGGTGAAGTTGAAGAAGACGTTATGGATGAAGTCTGGCAGGAGCACCAGTTTGAAATGGAGGCTGTTGAGGAGCAGACCGAGGAAGCGAACCGCCTGGCTCAGAAGTTTGAACTGGTAGCGGAGACGTTCGGGACGGCGATTAAGCTGGCACTGACCCTTCCATACGGCGAAGCGATTCAGGTTCTGCAGGATGCTATTGAAAATAACCCTGGCTATGGCCGGGATCCGGTGAAGGGATAG